TCTATCTTGCCACTATTTGAATTTTTCATTATTTGGCTTGCTGCGGTTTGCTTTGCCTGCCTATCTGCATCTTCTTTTGCATATCCCTGATCCTGCAAAGCCGCTGAAATTTTTGGCCAGCTTGCATTGTATGCCTGTGATTGAATATCAGCCATTGCTGTTGGTGCCACACCGGCTGGCACTGTTTGAGTAATGCCTCCAACGTCAACTTTTGCAGTAGGAACTAATGATTGTTCGCCCATCAAAAAAGATGTAAGCGCATCACGCTTGGCTTGTCGAACCTTTGATTCAACATCCATTTCTCCCTGCATTTTAGTCGCCTGAAGCAAACTTGGGCCTCCAACTTCAATAGATCTTTTTGCAAGTTCTGGACCAATGGCAATTCCTTCCGCTTTTTGTTTATCCTGTTCAAGTGTTGCAGCAGCTTCGGCGGCCGCAGCAACCCTTCCGCTTGGACTTGCCATTTCTTGCTGTCTGCGTTTTTCGGCTACATCAAGTTGTAGTTTTTCAAGATCAAGCCTAGCCTTTTCGGCTTGGCTGATTTTCATCTGCTCATAAGCTTGATCGTATGCTCGTGCTGCTGCTGTAAGTGCTGGCATAAATTAACCCCTGAAGAAAGCGTTGCTTCCAGGTCCTCCAAATAATCCAGTAAATCCAGAAAGACCTCCAGCTATGTTTGCAAATGCTTTGGATGGGCTTGTGTATGATGACGCAATCGCGCTTGTTTGCGCTCCGTATGTTCTAGCTTGATAATCAGCCATTGACCCATAAAGATTCGCAAACGTATTGGTAAGGTTAACGGGAATGCCTTGGTCAACAGCCTGGAAAAACGGCTGCGCCGTACTCGGAGCCTGACCAAACTGCCCCGGCAACGGCTGGGTCGCCTGAATAAAGTTCTGGAACGCACCCTGTTGTTGCTGGGTTCTGGCCTGCGCCAAGTTACCAATGGATGGACCACCGGCGATAAATCCGGCGGCGGAACCAAGGCGTTGCTGGGTTAGCGCATCGCGGAGCGCAAGGTCACGGGCTTGGGCTGCTCCGGTCGTCTCGCCAGAGCCAAGGAACTGTTGGGCGGCACCATAACGAGCAAGCTTGCGTTGCTCACCAGCGGCCCCAAGGGTGGCCGCTTCCTGCACTGCCGGTCCAAGACCGAAGATATTCCCACGGGCGGTCTGTGCGGCACGGACAGCCTGCTCGTAGCCACGCCGTTCTTCCGCCCCGATGGTTGAGCCAAGACGAAGCTGGTTCAACGCCTCCTGCTCAATGGTTTGGCGAAGCTGCTCTGTCTGCGGGGTTGTGGTGGCAGGCAGAGGTTCCATCGCCATCTGGCGGTAACGCTTGCCAAGGCCAACGGCGGTCTTGTAAGCGTCTGGATCAATCTGGCGAAGTTGCTGTGCGGAACGTTCTTCAGGAAGCTGGATATATTCGCGGAAAGAAACAATCTGCTTTAGTGCTTCCGGGCTTCCAGGCTCAATAGGCTTAAAGTCTTGGATTTGCTTGGTTGCGTCAACAACGCCGGACTGCACGCTGGCCAAGTCTGACTTCAACTGGTTGACCACAACCTCGCTGGATGTGCGTCGAGGGTCGCCAGAAGGCAATTGGTCAAGCAGGGTCTTGGCGGCGTTTAGTTTTTCCGTGATCCCGGCAATCTGGGCGTTTCCTTGGCTGACCAATTGATTTAAGCGATTTAATTTAGACTGATTATAATCAGCAAGAATCTGATCGTCACTGACCTGAAAATTAAGCCTTGTTGACAAGTCTGAAGCCCCGTAATTCCTTTGCGCTCCCAACGCCGCAAGTGCCTCATTGAATGCAGGGCCAGCAGCCTGTCCTTGTCCTCCACCCATTCCGCTTATTCCCCTTATTTGTTCCGCAAGAGATGTGTAAGTTCTGTCCTTTGACAATTGATCCTCATACTTGGCTGTCAACGCCCTTACTTGTTCGTCTGCATAGTTTCTGGCCTCAACTGCCGCAGCTTCGGCTTTTGCAGCTCTTGCATCGGCAGCCGCAGCCGCGTCTCTTGCTTTTTTATCCTGATATCGTTGCGTTGTAATTAGCGGCATAATTTACGATGATAAATTTGGATTTGAGATATTGGTTCCAATTGTTCCGTAATAATTAGCAGCCGGTGATTGCGGTCCAAACGCCACATTCGGCTCAACCGAGGCATAGGGGCTACGCCCGTAAAGCTGTTCAAACTGGCGTGTCAACTGAGATCCCAATCCGCGCTGTAGCGCATATCCCTGTGGCGAAAGCTCGTATGAGCGGCGAAGGGTTTCAAGGCTACGCTGCGGGCCGTAAGTGCGCTCGGCCTCTAGGCCGGAACGAACCGCCGCCAACTGGTCAAGCGCGGATAACTGGCGTTCCAGTTCTCGCTGCTGCGGCATATACTGCATCCGCATTTTATTCTCAACCGCAGTCATCTCAGGCAGTTTCTGGATGTAAGTATCCACGTTCATGCGGTATGCTTCCGCATTGGCCTGTGCTACTGCCCTCGGATCTGGAGGAGGAGGAGGTGCTGGAATTGATGGTCCGCCGCCCATATTAGTTCAGTGCCTTTCGCATAAATTTGTAGTAGTCGTACTCCTTGTAAAAACCGTTGCGTTTGAAGGTGATCCTCCTGCGCGGACCAAAACGATCCCATAGGATCGACAGCAGGCACTTCAGAGCCTTGCGACTCAAGGCATTAGTAATACCACCAATTGACGTTACGGTCAAGTCCACAAAGACACTCTCGCCATCCTCGTCATGTTGATATGGTTCAGGCACTTCCATTCCTTTTATGCACCTGGCAATGGCCACTCCGGCAACCTCGTTGCCGTCCTTTGCAACCCCAACCAATCCGCGCTCCGAATGCCAATCAAACCACTCCCTAAAATTGGGCCACATGGACTCAGGAACTCCAGAAGCCTCAATAAACTCCACAGCCGTCACAGGCTCTTTTGCACCTCGATGGTGTCCGGGTTGGCCGCAGCCGTGATCTGGCGGATAGCCATCTTGTTTGCGGCACTGGTGATCTTGATGTTCAACAGCCTCCATTTTTCGTATGTCCGAAGGTCGCTGGCAATCCTTTTCTTGACCGAGGATGGCAACTGTGCTGGAAGCGTGAATGGCAGTGTAAGTGCCGCGCTTGAGATGTTCAGGTTAGGCTGTACATCAATATCTCCAACGTCAATATCCCGCTGGATGGAGATGGTGGCATCGGTCGAGAAGGAATCGTCAAAGACAACCTCAAAGTGGCTACCGTACTTGCTGGCAAAAGGATCGCCAAAGTTAAAGTCCTTGGTGCGGACGTAGGACTCGTAATCAACCCCTGCGTCCTGGTAATCTGCGGTTGTCACCTGTGCCGGGCTCTTGTATCCGCTGTATTTCTGGATCTGGCCAGTGGTGGATTTGAGCATCAGACGCAATCCCTCGTCTTGAAAATTGGTCAATGCAAACTGCATGACGTTGGGTGTCCAGGTACCCTCAAACGCACCCAGCACTGTATTGTATACGATGATAGTGTCGTTGAAGTCGTTGGACTCGGTAGGTACCGCAAGGAAATATCTGTTGTCGTAGAAGTGGGCCGTGCTTACACCAATTTCAGCTTGGTTGATCTGCTGGATGACATCCTTGACCACCTCGGACAAAGGCAGTCCGACAGAGGTAAAGTCGTCCGCCGCAGACCGAACCAGGGAGCGGATGCCGTCATCGGAAAGAAAGAAGATGTCGGAATTAACCTGCACGGCTGACCCCTCCGCAACGCACCCGGTGTTGTTGGAAATAAGCTGGATCGTCCAATCCGCCGCGCTTGTCATGTTGGGCGGAATTGTGACTTGGAATATGCGCCGCTTCTTAAACACGATGATGCGGTTCTCGTAGTAGGGGACAATGGCTGTGATCTCGTCTCCGTCATCGGCGTTGATAACCGCGCTGTTGGCGGAATCCCAGATTGCCGCATCAAGGATGTCGGAGGCGTAAAGCGTGTTTCTGTTTCCGGCAGATCCAACGCCAAAGAGGCGGTTGCCAGTGTTAATCAAAAGCCTGAGATTGAGCGGAGGCGGGCTGACAACAGCCGTGGCTGTTGCCCCAGACCCGTTTCCGATGATGGTTACGGTCGGTGCGGATGCGTAGCCAGATCCGCCGTCCACAACAGTTATCCCTGTTACGGCACCACCAGCCACCTGCGTAATCACGGTTGGAAGCGCGCCACCCCAATTCGGCCCGGTGATGATTGCCGTTGCGCTGGTATATCCGGTTCCACCCGTCGATATGGTTATCTCCCTGACCTTCCCGCCCTGCCTTGTGGCGATGTTTCCATCATAATAATAGAGCGGGCCGTCCGCATCGGCCATATACATCTTGTCGTTGAACTGCGACATACTGACCCTGACATCGTAAGTCGTGGAAAATCCGTCAGCCCATTGCTGGTTTTCGTTATTCCATGTTCTTGTTGCACCTGTAAGGCTGTTCCAAATCTCATCAGCCGGGTGAATGTCTGCATTTCCATTGGAGTCAATCGTGTACAACCTACCCTGCGTTACAGTAACAAGCCTTTCGCTTGCGGATGTGTCGTAATACCGCATCCCGCCAATCGAGCCTTCCTGGCTGGTGGCCGTGGTGTTAAAGTTGGTTACACCACGCCGAGTCTCAAGGCTGCCCTTGGGCGACAAGGTCATGTTGACCAACTGCTGAACCTGGTTCTCGGCAAGAAGGTCGGATTGCAGACCGCTGGCCTGACCACCCGCAAAACTGCGGATGCCGTCAAACGCCAGAAGGTCGTCGAGGTTGTCCGAGTAGTAGGGCATTAGGAAGCGGTAATTTCTTCTGTGGTGAGGTCGCCAAGGCTAGACGGAGTGATCTGCTTGATCCCACCAACCTGGCTCAATTCGTAGTTGGCCATTACCGCAAGATCGGCATTGGCAGTCTGCACGACCGACTGCGCCTTGGCATACTGACGCTCGCGCTCCAGCGCATCGGCATGGGTCAAGGCAAGCACGACCTGATGCACATGTGGCAAGCGAAGCTCGTCATCAAGTGCGGTTGTGGCTGGCGGGAAATCGACAACAATGTTGGTACGGGTAAGGCATTTCAGCTTTTCCACCACCCGCAGGCTTATCGTCCCAGCAGTCGCCAATCGCGGATACAGATCAAGCTGTGCAATTCCGCTTGTATTGCGGCCAGTAAAGTGATACAGCACCGGAGTACCCGTGCGGGTGTCTTCGAGCAGATCAGCGTCCTGGCTGATGATGGTGGCAAGGTCAATGGGCTCAACTTCTGCTTGGTCATAGGATATGGATAGTGGTGTCTCCACGTTGGTTCCGAGGGTGATGGTGCGGTCGGTTCCGACCGAATAGGTGGAACTGGTTACTGTCTCGCGCCATGGGGCAAAGTTCCAGACCCGGCGGTAAGCCAAGCTTGCGGCTTTCTGGAGGAAAACCAAGGTGTCGGAGTCGGTCTTTCCGACCTTCTCGCCTGCGTATTGGGCTATTTCAGAGAGGGTCACTTAACCCTCGCTCGGCTCGTCCGCAGGTAGCGGCTCGTTTCCATCGGCCAACCATTTTAGATAGGCTTGGTAGTCGGTGTTGTTGTTGTCGAATGGGATGAAAGCGTTTTTATCAACCCAATATACACAATTTCCAGTATTGGTTGTTTTATACATATATTAAAGTTCAGCAGAGGCCGCAAATTGGCAACTCCATCCTCTATCTCCAGAGGTTGCCGCCGCATTTTTTGTTGCCATAAACCCATTTACATCTGTTGCCCTCCATGTGCCTGATGATGGGCTGGATGTATCAAATGCACCAACTGATGTATTTGTTCTCTGTGTATCACTAAATGAAATTGTTGGAGAAGCTCTCTTTGTGACTATAAATCTGTTCCAATTTCCGTATGTTCCAGTATTGCTGACATCTCCATGATACAGAGAAATTCCAGACTCATAATACCTCTGACACAACGCCAACTCCGTCCCATACGGCCTGCGCTCGAAATCCGTAGCGGAAGATCCAGCCTCAAGCTGAACATTGTCAATCGTCCAAGTTCCGCTGGTTTGCGCCCCAACTGTGAATACAATTTCAAGCCCAGTCGTTGCGGCGGAAGGAATTGAGATTTGCGTGCTGTAAGTGGTGAGCGTTGAATTAACCGTAAAAGTTCCAGTCGCAATCTGTGTGCGGGTCGGGCTGGCCAAGGTTCCAAACGCATCTGCCGTTGAGGCGTAATAAGCCGTCCAAGTTACGGTGGTAAGAAGGCTATTGGAAAGCTGGACGGAAAGGGTGGCCGTGGAGCCAGCAAGATCAATAGTATTGGTCGCCTCAAGTCTTGTTCCAAAACCAATTCCAGTAACCGAAGAGGCTCCTGTAAACCGATATGCAAACTCGTTGGGAGAGGTTCCAGCCACCCTTTGTCCTGTTACATTCGCCCCCGTGCAGTAGCCATAGAAACGATCCACCGAGTAAGCCAAGGCAGCACCAGCCGTAAATGTCTGGCTCGCCCCAGAATTTCTTTGATCTACCCTCATATCTCCATTGACAATGCGATTTCTGAAGCCGGTATATCCGGTTGTAATTGCAGATGTGCTTGCGGTTGTTACCCTGCCCTTCGCATCGACGACGATTGTCGGAACAGAGGAGGAACCACCATAGGTTCCAGATGTAACTCCGCTTGTTCCAAGCGTTCCTGTTCCTCCGCTGATTGTAAAATCACCAGCAAGCGTTGTCGTGAAATTGCCAATCGTTCCAGCCGTACTGTTGATCGCACCGCTAAAGGTTCCTCCAGTGATCGTAGCCGTGCTGGCCGTAAGCGTCTGGACGGTTCCTCTAGTGATGTTGGCCGCAGTGGAGGTCGTGGTTCCTGCGGTCAGGGTCGGGATGGTTCCGATGGTGATGCTGGCCGTGCTGGAGGTAAGGTTGGGAATAGTGCCGGTCGTGATCGACGCATTTGTGGAAACCAGCCGAGTCCCGGTCGAGGTTCCGTATGAAATGTTATTGATGTTTGCGTTGGTGTATGTGCTGATCGTCAACGCATCTTCAAACAACTCGTTGACGGTTACGGCGCGAGGCGCGTCATTGGCCGTAAGGTCAGCATCAGCAATCAACAACTCGTCGGCTGACCCAACCGAGGTAAGGTTGGTCTGATCGGTGATTAACGCCTGATAGATGTCGGTTCCGTCAATAAGATTGTGCAGACCGGCGGCAGTCACCGTGCCGTTGGTGGCGAAAGTCTGGGAGCGGTTGAATTTGATAGCCATATTAAGCCGTCATCCTCCATGCGGTTGCGCTGACAATCCCGGCACCAATCGTTCCCTGCGTGGAAGGTCCGGCGATTGCCCATCTGATTGTATCGGCGGAAATAACATAAAAGCTTGGGACGCAATAAAATCCTGCACCACCTGTTGCAGATCCGATTGAATTGATGCTTCCACAAACAAAGTCACCAAGCTGCGCTCCGGTAACTGCAAATGTTCCGGTCGATGTGCCTGAGGCATTATACGGTCCAACCACTGTCGATGGGAAGGATGCCGTTCCGTAGGACATGCTGGTGATGCTTGGTCCAGCAGAACCAATCCTATAAGTTCCAGCCGTGATCCTGTTGGACACGGTTGAGTTGGTCACAGTTTCGGATGTGGCAACAAGTGTTCCAATCGTGGCTGTTCCTGTCGATGCTGTGATGTTTGTTCCAAATGTGGCAGGGCCGGATGCAAACAATGTTCCAATCGTGGCCGTTCCAGTTGATGCCGTAAGATTTGATCCAAAAGTAACAGATCCAAGCTGAAGAGGAATGGTGGCAGTGCTGATGGTTGCGGTAGAAATCGTGGCCGTCCCAACGGAAAGTGTTCCGATGGTGGCGGTTCCAGTGGATGCGGTCAGGCTGGTTCCAAATGTGACAACACCTGAAAGCAGGCTGGTTCCGTCCACGTTCAAAGAGCCGGTGCTTTTGACTTCGCTGGTGGAAAGTGAAAGCGCGGATGAGATGTCGTTGCCGCTGGTGATTGCCTGAAGCGACCCGCTGATAGGGTTTAGGCTGGCAACCTTCAAAAGCTGGTTGTAGCTAGTGGAAATGTTCTGTGTGCCTAAAGTAGCCATTTATCCTCCGTTGGTGAGCCTGGAGCGGAGAGCATCCCAAGCCACACTGACAATAGCACCAATCGCGCCAGCCACAAGTAGCACCTTTGTCTTTAGATGCTCAAGGGCGTTGACCCTGTTGGACAGGTCTCCAAAGCTGGCCAAAGAACGCTCGACCATCCCGATCAGGGTAACTTGGCGTTCTTCCATGCGGGCCAGCCGCTCGGACATGGTGCCAAACTTTTCCCGAAGATCATGGATCTCATCAAGACTCACGACCCTTACCCTCCAGATACTTTAACGCCACAGCCAGGTGAACCACAGCGTCCACAATCTCGTCCCGATCCCGGCCTTCTTCCACAATGCGCTTGATCGAGCGGTTGACAGATAGCAGGTGCTTCACCTTCCCAATGTACTTCGTTTCCTTCGCCACCGTGTTGTTCTCCCCGGCAAACCTCAACGCCTCCCTGAAACAGGCGTACTCCTTTTGCGTCATCAAGAAACGCAAACTCAAATTGGTGAGCCAGATGGCGATTCTTTTCCACATGGACTAGATGCCCTCCGGCACAGGCGTGGCGACAAGCTGGACGGCATCGGATTTGGGGATACTCATTTTTGCCAAAAATCCTGTATTGCGGGCGGCCAGATCACCGAGGCCATGCCAGCGATGAAAGCACGAAGAAGTTCTTTCACATCCCCTCCGGCACGCTCGGGGCGACATATTGAACGGCATCGGCCTCGTCGTTGGTCTGAGCGGCAAGGATCAGGGCCTTGCATCGCAGATATTCGTTCCGACAGGCGGTAATGTAGGACTTGATTGCCTCACAACGCTCTGATGGGTAGATTCCAAGAGCGACATTTTGTTGGGTAGTTGAGTCAATTCCAACTGCATCAAGGCATTTGGTTGTCTCTTTTCTTAAAATCTCAACGCACTCCGTATTTGCTTCTTTCCTTGTGCGGTTATCCACCTTCACAAAAGAGGTGCTGTCGATGTTCCAGATAATGTTGGATGGCATAAACTATTTTATTAAAGCCGCATTGATTATGTTTGAGGTGTTGAAAACAAGACTAGATGCCGTAATTGATGAGGGAAGTGCTCCATAGGTATGAGAATAACTAAATCCTCCGCAAGTTCTGTAATCGTAAGCTCCGGTTTGTGTTCCCCAAAACGGAGCTTGGCTGGATGTTCTTATAGTAGCAGTTCCATTCCATCCGCTTGAGCCGGTGAAAACACACGCCAAAAAATATATTCCCTTAGTAAGAGATTGCGATATTGTAACAGTAACATCAGATACTGAATTTGCCATTGATGTGTCTGCTGTTTCAAGAATAAGTGATGTTGGACAAAGCTTATCAAAATCGCACTCATAAACTCCAAGCCTAATCTTCATTGAAGCTCCAGCCGTTCCGCTTCCTCGTCTTGCAATAATCTTTGTATATGTTGCAGGAATTACAATATGTGGAACAAGATATAAGGTATTATCTGTTGGAACTGCGCTTCCTTGCTGTCCAAGGCCATAAGGGCACGAACAATATCCTTCTTGTGTCGTATTGATAAATGAAGATTGAATCAGAGGATTCTTGAATGTCGCATCACCACGAAGATAGGCGTATTCGCTTCCAGCCGCCGGAGCCGGAACATACCCAGCCGTTCCAGCCGTGCCACTGCTGGCACCAACCATGTTTACGGGAGTAGTTCCTCCGCCGCCACCAAAGAATCCCATAAACTAACCCTCGATCCCAACCAACCTAGCTGTTCCAGTTGATGTAATTGCTGCGATTGCTCCTGTTGGAATGAATGAGCCTTCCCAAGTAATTCCCTGTCCGCTCGTCAACTGGACATCGTTGGATGGTGTTGCAGTCCCATTCGTATCAATAAACACAGTACCACTTGTGCATTGCACCAAGAGATAGTTTCTATTGGCTTTGGCAGCAAACAATGTTCCGTTGGTAGTTCCTGCTGTCAGCGTTCCAGTTGTGGTTGTTCCTTTTGTTGACTGAATGCCGTCGGCAATGTCAGCCTGGATTGTCGTAAGCAACGCCTCGATGTCAGCCAAATTGGCGTTGATCGACATGGTTCCGCCCGTGAGCGGACCCAAGCTCTCAATAATCTGATTCCATTGGCGACCCATGATTATTCTCCTTTTACCTTTCCGGCATCCTCTGCCGCACCCATATCAGAATACCTTGGTAATTGATCTTGTAAAGTGCCAGTGTCGCCAAGGCATCCGACCAGGGTGACGCATGGCATCACGCACAAAAACAAGGCAATCATTGGCATGGCTAGTCTCATGCGGTTAGGCTTTTTAGGCGGTCATTGGTAAGGCGTTTTGGGTAGTAGGCTACTTTGCGGATGTGGCCGTTGATCTGACCACCCGATCCATTGTATCCTATTCTAATTGTATCAAGAGAAGCCCATCCAGATCCGCTTGTGTCAGAAGCAGACGCAACGCCGTTTTGGTATACAATAAAATCATCAACCATGTAAACTCCAGCAAGACGATATACTGTATTTGCGGTTGCTGATTCAAAAAAGCAATTTACAACCGTAACATTTGAGGAGTCTATAACCAAAAGTCTCTGTTGCGCCGGAACAGTAGATCCGCTTTGCAATGTAATGGTTGAACTTCCGCTACCCCTAAGCCTCAAGAAATCAACCCCGTAATTTGACGTTGGGACAACATATCTCGACCCCTCGTAAAACAATGTGCCTTCATTTGAGTTTAGGGTTGCGCTTGCCGATGTAACACTCGCCACATCCGCCCCCCTAGCCACCGCCGCACTTGTGGTTGGGATATAGCTGGTAGCGAAGGCTCCCTGTTCCAATTGAGGGGCGGCGATGCGAAGGGTGAAGTCGACGGCGGTGGAGGTTGGGATTGCTGAGAATCCAAATCTTGAGCTAACCCTTGCTACTGTTGAATCTGAAAATGTTATTGATCCTGTTTCAAATCTTTTTAGGCTTGTAGAAAGTGTTGATGAAAGAGGATTTTGTACTTGAGATTGACCAGAAACTGCACCACCACCAGATAATCTTCCTGTTATTGTAAGGCTTAAACTTGATGCAGGTGCAGATCCGTTAATCAATGCAAAATATATTGAAGAAATCCAAGTTTGTCCACTTGATGCAGTTACTTGAGTTGCTGATTCGCAATCTATTGTTATATTATTACTGCTTGTTGTTGTTCCGCTATATTTTAAGTCAATATACGAAAAACCATTTATAGTTCCAGTTGAAACAATTTCAGATGCAAGTCCTGTTGGGGTAATTGACTGAGTCCAATTTGTTGGCATTGCTCCGCCGCTTCCTATTGTTCCTACTGTAGCTCCACCAGCCTGACTATTCCGAATACTATTCGTCCTTCCCTCCTCAATCAAAAGACCTTTGCTGGCCAGCGTGGAGGGGTCGTGGTCGAAGCGCGGCTCATTGGCGGTTGCCGTTGTCAGCACGCCAGAAGAATTAAAATAAGTAGCTGTGCCTGTGCGCGTGAAGGTAATGTCAGGGCCAATCCCGTGATTAAGGGTTTTGACCATTGCAAAATCTCTTGAAAAGGACGGGATCGAAGTACTCGACCCCGCCCCTCTCAAAAGGGCAGGCATATTAAGCCCAAGCGCAAGCATCTGACTACCGACCCATCAGGTC